GCGCGGACGGCGGGATCACGTGGACGCTCACCTATGTGCCGCTGGACAACGGCGCGTCTGTGGCGGCGGCCTGACATGGCGGCGTGGGTCTGCGCGGAGTGCACCACCACGTACTCGGTGGGTGCTCCGCGCTGCCCGCACTGCGGCAGCACCGAGCACACCGAGCAGGGAGCAGGAGACATGCCGAAGATCACCCGCCACGGTGGCCCGACGATCGCCGGAGCTGCGGTCGTGGCCGGGGGCTGGAGCAGTGAGGGCGACCCCAACGCGTGGCCTGACTTGAGCGAGGAGGGAGGCGAGGAGTCATCTCCTGGCAGCAGCTCATCAGCATCCGACGAGACGCCATCGACCGAGCCCGAGCCGAACGAGAAGCCCGCCCGCAAGCCTGCCCGCAAGACGGCGAGCCGCTCCGCGAAGGACCGGACGGAGACCTCTTCTGTCCCTTCGACGGATGGCGGCCAGGAGGGCGGCACGTCGCCGACCGATTCCGCTGAGGCAGGCAAGTAGTGGGCGCCTACCGGGACACGCTGCTGTTCAAGGCCACCGGTCTGACCCTCAACAGCAACACCGACCACGTCACCGCAGGCATTACCAACGGTGTCACGGGCGCGCCCGGGGCGATCGACATCTCCCGCATCAGCAGCGGCCTGCTGGTGGTGACGGTGGCGAACGCCCCCACCGGGTCGTCGCCGACGCTCGCAGTGTTCTTCGAGGTCGCGGACGCCTACGGCACCTACGTGCAGACGTCGTCCGCGACGTCGATCGGCGGGGCGCTCCTGAATAGCACCGGGTTCACCTACGGCCTGATCAACAACGGCTACGTCCTCACCAACACGGGCCGCATCCGCTGGGTCGTCGGCGGCACCGCCACCCCCACCTTCACCGGGGTCAGTTTCTCCATCCACGGCCGACCCTGACCGCAACGCCCACTGTCCTGAGAGGAGGTGACAAGAGATGACGACACCGTTCTATGCGACCCGCGAGGAGATCAAGGCGGAGCTGGACGTGAAGGAGACCGCGCGCTCCAACGCGCGGATTGACCGCGCGCTGGCCGATGCGACCGAGTCCGTGCACGGGCTGACCCACCGCGTGTTCTACCCGGTGCTCGCGACGCGCCGCTTCGACTGGCCGCCCCGCCAGGGCGCCACCCCGTGGATCCTGCGCCTCGACGCGAACGAGCTCATCTCTGTCAGCTCCCTCACCTCCGGCGGTGTGACCATCGCCCCCGGGGATTTCCTGCTGCGCCGCGGCGACGACCTCGACGAGGCCCCGTACACGCGGATCGAACTCGACCTCAGCTCCAACGCGAGCTTCGGCGGGGGCGCCACCTACCAGCAGGACATCACCGTCACCGGCCTGTTCGGCTACCGCAACGACGAGACCGCGGCCGGTGTCACGGTCGAGGATCTCGACGCGACCGAGACCGATGTGAACGTGAACGCGGCCACCTCCGCTGCGGCCGGAGTCGGGGCGCTGCTCCGCATCGACGACGAGCGGGTCATCGTCACCGGGCGGAGCCTGCTCTACACAGGGCAGCTCCTCGCCGGGTCGGGCCTGACCAACCAGAACAGTGCGGTAGTCGTGGACGTTGCCGACGGAACTGGGTTCGCCGCGGGCGAGACCATCGTCATCGACGGGGAGCGGATGCTCGTCGAGGACATTGCTGGGGACACGCTCATCGTGCGGCGTGCATGGGACGGGTCGACGATTGCCGCGCACACGGCGACCACTGCGATCTTCGCCCCGCGCACGCTGACAGTGGAACGCGGCGCGCTCGGTACCACTGCGGCCACACACACGAGCGGGACCGCAGTCGTCCGATGGGTGGCGCCCGGGTCCGTGCGGCAACTGTGTCTCGCCGAGGCGCTGACGGATCTGCTGCAGGGCCGGTCCGGGTACGCGCGCACGGCCGGCTCCGGGGACAACGAACGCGAGACCAGCGGCAAGGGCCTCACGGACCTCCGGGCCCGCGTGTACACCAGCCACGGTCGCAAAGCTCGGACGAGGGCGGTGTAGCCATGCGCCTCATCGTGTCCACCAGCGAGCGCGGCCCGATGTTCGACGGGCGGGCGCGGCGTGCCGCGAACGAGTACGTCAACCGGCTGGAGCGGAACCTCGCCGAGGAGGGCCTGAACATCCTCAAGCGCGAGATGCGGGCCGTGTTCCGGAACCCGACTGGCTATTACGAGTCCCGCTGTGTCGTGGTCGACGGCAACGTGATCTCCGACTCGCGTGTCGTGTACGGGCCGTGGCTGGCCGGCGTCGGGTCCAGGAATTTCCCGGTGACGAAGTTCAAGGGCTACGACCACTGGATCAAGACCCGGCATGAGCTGAACTCCCGCAAGCGCGGCATCGGCGAACGGCTGCTGCGCCGCTACACGGGACGGATGTGATTGCCGTGCCCCTGGATCTCCTCACCTACCGCAGCGCGCACATGTCGCAGGCGCAGGGATTGGGCCTGTTCGAGCAGGTACTCGGGCATGAGCCGGTGTCCGCGCCCGGGTCCGGTCTGATCTACGCGACGTGGGTGACTCGGATCGCCCCGGTCCCGGCGGGGTCCGGAGTCAGCGTGGGAACGGTGCGGCTGGAGTTGGCCGGGCGGGTGTTCATGCCCGCCGACTCGGAGCCGCAGGACGACGTCGACATCCAGGTGACGGGCGCAGTGGACGCGCTGATGACTGGCTTGTTCGAGGACTTCACGCTCGGCGGGACGGTCCGCAACGTCGACCTGCTCGGCGCGCACGGCACCCCGCTGTCGGCGCAGTTCGGGTTCACCCGCTTCGACAGCACGACGTACCGGGTGGCCACGCTCACCGTGCCCCTGATCATCAACGACGTATGGACGGAGGCCCCCTAGTGGCAAAAGCAAGCGGGCTCGGGGATGCCCTCTACATCCAGGGCTTCAACGCGAGCGGCGACATCCAGCAGCTCGGCACCATCGGCGGCGGACCCGCGCTACTCAACTTCACCGGGATCGACAAGAGTGCTTACGAGCGGCAAGGCGGGCTGCGCAGCGGGCAGTTCGAGATGACTACGTACTTCAACACGGTCGCGATCACGGGCGGCCTGCACGAGAAGCTGTCCGCCCTGCCCCGCACCGACGTCGTCATGACCTACGGCCGCGGCACCACCCTCGGCGACCCGGCCGCGTCCCTCATCGGGAAGCAGGTCAACTACGACCCGACCCGCGGCGACGACGGGATGCTCACCTTCGGAGTGTCCGCGCAGTCCAACGGCTACGGCATCGAGTGGGGCCGACAGCTGACGGCCGGCGTGCGGACGGATACCGCGGCGACGCTCGGGACGGGCATCGACACGTCCGCCTCGGCATCGTTCGGTGGGCAGGCGTACCTCCAGGTGTTCGCCCCGTTCACGGGCACGGACGCCACCGTGAAGATCCAAGACTCGGCCGACAACATCACCTTCGCCGACGTCGCGGGTTTCGCGTTCACGCAGATCACCGGGGGTGCCCCGCTGGCGGAGCGGATCGCTCTGTCGAACACGACGACGCTGCGCCGCTATCTGCGGGCGACCACGGTGACGACGGGTGGCTTTACCGCGCTGTCGTTCTCCGTGAACGTGATCAAGAACGAAGCGGCGGGGGTGACCTTCTGATGGGCGCCGAACTGTTCCGCCCCGAACCGGCAATGGGCGCGGCCGCGTACAAGACGTATGCCGTGGTCTCCCCGCTGAGCAGCCACTTCCGGGCCGCGTCGTGCGCGGAGGTCGACTGCCCCAACTACGTCAACGGGTGGCGGGTCAACAACGAGGCGCTGACGCCCGACCTGCGAGAGGCGGTGGCCGCGTCCGGTCGTAAGTACCGGCTGGAGGTCATCTCCGCGACTGAGTCGTGGCTCGTGTTCGAGGCTGGCCAGCCGTGCTTCAAGGCGCGTGAGCACCGCACCCGCCTGGACCGGCCGCCCCTGTTCGTGGTCCGGGACGGCGACCATCGCGGGAACCCCCGCGGCACGAAGGCCCGGCTCCATCAGAACCCGGGCCACTGGGTCGAGGACTTCGCCACGCATCAGCAGGCGATCGCCGACGAGATCGCGAAGGGATGACGGCATGAGGGCAGATTCGCAGTTGCGGCTCGTCGTGGACGGCATCGATCTCGGCGGCGAATACGACGCGATCGAGTCCAGCACGCCGCGCGCGGTGCACGTGATCCCAACCGATTCGGGTGCCCGACGGCAAGTGCTGGGCCCGGCGACGTTCACCATCCTGATCTCCAACCCGAGCGACCGCCTGTTCGCGCTGGTCGACGACGGCACGACGGTGCGCGAGGTGAAGCTCGTCGCCGACTGGGTCAATAACTCGATCACCCACCCAACGCACTTCCACTGGGGATGGGTCGATCGGGATGGGGTCCGCAAGATGTTCGGCTCTCTCGCACCCGACCGGGAGCGAGAGGCGAAGTGGGTCGAAGAGCAGCCCGTCCGGGCGAGCAACGACAGAACGGAAGGGAACTGAGCCATGGCAAAGGCATCCGGCCTCGGACAGACAACGCTCTCGGTGGACGACTCCGCGGGTACCGCGAGGGCGATCAAGAACGACATCACCAACTGGCAGATGAGCACCCCCAGGGGCGTGCAGGACATCACCGGTGTGGACAAGTCCGCGAACGAGCGGCTGCTGCTCCTCGCCGACTGCTCGGTCACGCTGAACGGCGTCTTCAACGCGGCGTCGAACCAGAGCCACGACGTCTTCAAAACCGTGCCCTCCACCTCCGTCGCACGGACCGTCACGCAGACCGTCAACGGCGTCACCCTCGCCCCGGAAATCCTCTTCACCGACTACCAGCTCACCCGCTCCGACAGCGGCGAACTCACCTGGTCCGCGCCCGGCTCCCTCGCCGACGGCACCGTCCCCACCTGGGCCTGAGAGGCAGCACATGGGATTCAACGCATCCGTCTCCAAGGTGGTCATCCGCTTCGCCGAGGATCACAAGTACCACGGCGCCGAAGCCACCCTGCTCGGCATGGCCTTCGGCGAGTACACCGCTGCAACCGGACTCGACGGAGGGGACGGCGAGGACGTCGCCGCGAGCATGCGCCGGTTCGCCGGCAACCTCGTCTCCTGGAACCTCGAAGACGCCGCGGGCAAGCCGATCCCCGCGACCGAGGCCGGGCTGAAGCAGGTCGACCAGGGACTGGCCCGCGCCATGCAGAACGCCTACGTGGACGCCCTCATTGGGGTTCATGATGCCGACCCTTTGCCGCAGAGCTCGCCCGCTGGCGGGCCGTCCCTGGTGGAGTCCGTCCCGATGGAAGCACTGTCCGAGAGCCTGGCCAGCTGACCCGCGCCCGGTACCTGCTCGGCCTGTTGGAGCGGTTCCCGGGTTACACCCTGTCCTCCCTTATGCAGGAGGACACAGAGCTGATGCGCCTCGTGCGGATTGAGGAGCTCGGCGGCGGACGCGACCGAGGAGGGGAGGTGAGCGATGTCTGACGATGTGATCGTTATCCGGGTCCGGGTCGGTGACGAGACGGTCGATGGCTTCCGGGACATCAACGGCCGACTGCGGACGATGTCCGGCCAGTTCGCGCGGGCGGCCGATGATGTGAACCGGTCGGGTTCTCGGATGTCGAGGGCCATGCTCGATGTTCGCGGGTCGCTGCTCTCTCTTGCCCCGGCCGCGGTGCCGGTTGCGGCGGCATTCGCTCCGATTGCCGTGCACGCGGGCGCTGCTGGTTTGGCGGTGGCGTCGTTCGGTGCTGCGGTGATCCCGCAGATCGGGAATTTGAAGGATGCGACGCAGGCGCAGACGAAGTACAGCGCTGCGGTTCAGCAGTATGGGGCGCATTCGAAGCAGGCTGTGGCGGCGCAGGTGCAGGCGGCGCAGGTGCTGGGTGCGATGCCGAAGGCGACGGCGCGTGCGGCTTTCGGGTTCATGGGGTTGAAGGATCAGTTCAAGGATTTCTCCGACTCGACGGCCAAGTTCACGATGGTGCCGGTTGAGAAGTCGTTCGCGGTGATGGGGCAGATCCTTCCGAAGCTGACGCCGATGGTGGAGGGCACGTCGACTCAGCTGAGCCGGTTGATGGATGTGGCCGGCGGGGGAATCAGCACGGGTGCGTTTGACGTGCTGTCGAAGACGGTCTCCGATTTCGCGAATCAGTCGTTGAAGGGCGCCACGGATAAGGC